CAAAGTTTAATATGGATAAATGTAGGGCCATAAACTTATGGAAAATGAAAATGAATACTATAGGGTATTGGATAAATTACACAACGAATACTTAGAACATGGAAAAAAAAGAGTACACAATAGCTTAATGGAGTTTGACAAATTAGCTAAGGATGGTGATAACGTACTAGACATAGGTGGAGGCAACATACAGAATAATAAATCTCACGTTAACTTTAAAGAATTGTTTACTACTTGTCATAATATAAACTATGAATTTGTAAATCAAAATAATTGTGATGTGAGATACAACAAATTACCATATGAAGATAATAGTTTTGACATAGTAATGTCTCACGAATGCATAGAACATCTATGGAATTTCAGGGCAGATGGAATGATGGATTATGTTGGACTTATTAATTTTTGGGAAGAATCACACAGAGTATTAAAACCTAAAGGTTTTTTCTTAGTGTCTACTAGAAATAGAAATTGTCCTCTAGCTTTTCAAAGGCTGTACAAAGGATACCCACTGATGGTTAGTACTTGTTCTTTGAAAGAAAAAGTTAGCTCACACGCACAAGAATTGGCAGAGAATGATTTTAAAGCTTTAGTAAATCATACAGGATTGTTTACAAATAACTTGATATACTGTATGCCATCTACTGATTTTATAAATCAAGATTTCTTTATAAATAAAATGGAACAATTCTGGGAAAGAAAACTTGCATTACATGAGTTACATGATACAATATACTTCAGGTCAACAAAAAAATGAAAAAATACATAAACCTAGATGATCAACATGTATTTCTTGTTGGTCTTGAAATTATTAATGGGAAAACAGTCATGTCGCTTGTGGATAAAACATCACATAGTGAAAGCTATGATTGTAAAGAAGGCAGATTTGCCAACACAAGTATCTACATAGACAAATATAGACTTTTAAAATTAGCAGACTTTATATACGAATATTGCAATGAAAATTAACTACGAACCTAAATTAGATTTTGACGATGTATTGTTAGTACCCCATAGAAGCAGAACTGCTTCACGTTCTGATATTAAACTGGTACGTAACTTCTCATTCTATCACTCTGATAATGTGTGGGAAGGTGTACCAATCTTTGCTGCAAACATGGATACAACTGGCAGTCTAGCTATGTCTAAGGTATTAGCTGAATATGCTATGCCAACCTGTCTGCATAAGCACTACGAGGTAGATGATCTAGTACGTGAATTATATTACCCTGAGACTCAATGGTATAGCATAGGTATTAAAGACGCAGATATTTTTAAGTATAATGAGTTTAAAGAGAAGTCAGGCATGAATCCTAATATATGTATAGACGTAGCTAATGGTTATACAGACGACTTTGTTGACTTCTGCCACAGGGTAAGAAGACATGTAAGCAAACATACTATTATAATGGCTGGTAATGTTTGCACTCCAGAGATGGTACAAGAATTAATCTTGCATGGTGGAGTAGACATTGTTAAGATAGGTATTGGACCCGGATCTGCTTGCACAACAAGATTAAAAACTGGCGTGGGTTTTCCCCAGTTATCAGCTATAATAGAGTGCAGTCATGCAGCTCACGGGTTACGCAATGGAGATGGAAGATTAGGACTAGTGTGTGCTGATGGTGGTTGTAGAACTCCTGCCGATGTATGCAAGGCGTTTGCTGCTGGTGCAGACTTTGTTATGCTTGGTGGCATGTTAGCTGGCACGTATGAATGCGAAGGCGATTGGCAATACGAGTGGGTATCAGATGGTAAACATGACTACTATCACAAGATGGTCAGAACGTCTCTAAAGTTTTACGGCATGTCTTCAAGCGAAGCACAGTCAAAGTACGGTGGAGTAAAAGATTATAGAGCTAGTGAAGGTCGTGTAAAAGAAGTACCATACAAGGGGAAAGCAAAAGATATTGTATTAGATGTGCTAGGTGGGTTGCGTAGTGCTTGTGCATACATTGGAGCAACCAAACTCAAAGACATGAACAAGTGTGCAGAATTTAATTTAGTAAACAGAACTCATTTTGATCAGAGTGTATAATGACAGATAAAATTACTACAACGCCAAAAAACGAAGGTAATTATAGAAAACTAAAATACGGTGCGCGTATCGTCTATAAACCGAATAGCTGGTTTTTTGTGCATATTCCAAAAAATGGTGGAACATCGTTTGCTGGTTATATGAAATCAAATCAATCACAACACAGTGAAATGTATGGAGTTTCTTTTCTCCCTATACATTTTAACGAGATCCACAACAAATCAAAAGTCTTGCAAGAAAATTATCCCGAACTTAGATCATGCACTCCTGTTTGCTTAGTAAGAAATAGCTGGTCTCGTTGTTTATCTCTTTATTTGTTTAACTGTGAAGCTGCTGTTAGACCCCCTAATATTAAAGAAGATTGGTCTGTAAGGGTTCATACAAGATTAATAAGGGAAGGCTTTAAATACTCTTGGATGCAAGGACATTTTAGAGATGATAAAAACATGCAAGACGGAATAAATTATAATCCAAAAAGATTATGGAGAGAAGATGACTCTCAAGTAAGTTGGATAAATGATCAAACTAAATACTTTAAACTGGAAACAGAACTTGAAAAATTTTATGATTTTATTAAAATAGAACCAAATAAAGATGTAAAGAATGTTACTAAGCATCATGATTACCATCTATACTACGACGACGAACTAAAAGAAGAGATAGGCAAGTTATACAAACAAGACATAGAAACTTTTGGATATAAATTTTAATATGAGCATGTACCCAAACATGATAAAAAGCAATGACAATGACCTAATCAAATATTTTCGTGAATATTATTATTACGATTATAAAACTGGAGAATTGCATAATAAGAAAGATACATGTAAGCAAAGACTAAATCAAAAAGCAGGAGATATAGCGACAAGCACCTGCGTTCAACGTACAAGAAAAATGGATAACAAGAAATTATATGTAAAATATCTTTATGATCCAACTTATAAAAAGACTTACCTTGCACACAGAGTTGTGTGGGCTTTACATTACGATAAATTTCCAGATGGAGTAATAGACCACATAGATGGAGACCCATCTAATAATCGTTTAGATAATTTAAGATCTGTGGATCAATCTGAAAACAATATAAATAGAAGGACTCCACTTGGTCACAATTCTAATGGAATAAAAAATTTACACGTTTATGACAATCGGCGTAAAATGTATGGGATTACTATAAGATATAAAAATTACCTTGGCGGCAAAAATTCTGGCACTGAATATAGACAACAATTTGTTAGGCTTAGAGACGCAATTGCATGGAGAAACGAGCATCTTAAAAAATTAAATATGCCATACGAAAATATAGATTTTAATGAATGGATAACTGATACGCCGGGAGTATTAGGAACTGTCAACCCCAGACAAAAAAACGTTACTCCATATGCTCCTAAGTACAAAGTCATAAGTGATAAAAAACGTGATAAAATAATAGAAGCTGCAAAAACAGGCGAGTATACTGGCAATGATTTGTCAGAAAAATTTAATATCACAAAAGTAAAAATACGAGAAATAACCAAAGGAATTAAAATTCCTTATGAAAAAAGCTATGACATAAAACAAATGATAGAATTAGCAAAAATTGGAAAGTATACTCGCAGGGAGTTAGCTAAAATATTTGATGTTTCTTATGCCACAATAATAACTGACTTAAAAAATAAGAATATTAAACTAAAATCTGAAGCACCAGTATTTAAACGTCTTGAAAAAAATAAAAATAAAATAATTGATTTAATTTTTACAAAACAATACAATATTCCACAACTATGTTCTTCCCTTAACTGTAGCACTACTGTCATGCGAAAGTTTCTGAAAGATAATAAATTGAAAACACAAAGAAAAAACAGTGAACATACAGATGAGTACTATAGGAGGCGACCGTGGCTCTCCCAGCAATAATAATCTCTACATTGTGTTATGTGTGGACATGTACATGTTGTATTATAGGTCGTGACTATCCACACGCTTTAATGTGGTTCGCATACGCTTTAGCAAACTTAGGATTACTTTGGTATGAATATAACAAAATGGGATGAACGATTTATTGGATTAGCCAAACTAGTAGGATCGTGGTCGAAAGACCCGTCAACTAAAGTGGGTGCAGTTATAGTAGATCGTAATAATAGAATAATTTCTGTCGGTTATAACGGATTCCCAAAAGGTATTAAAGATAGCGAAGATAGACTTAACAACAGAGAGAGTAAGTACGACATAGTTATACATGCCGAGGCGAATGCTTTATCATTTGCTAGCAAGTCTGTAGAAGGGTGTACTTTATATACCTATCCTTTTCAGCCTTGTTCTAGGTGTGCTGGATTAATAATACAACATGGAATAAAAAGAGTGGTTAGTAAAAAAGATCAACAAGCCTCAGAGCGAACAACGTCTTGGGCGAAAAACTTTGAACTAGCCAACACACTATTTGGCGAAGCGGGTGTTGAAATGGAGTATTATGATGCCTGAAAATCAATATTCAAAAGATCAAAAAATAAAAGCAATAAATTCTTTGTTGAATGATTGTCTTATCAGCCACAACGAGGATATAATAGTACAGTTGATCTACAGGTTGGAGTTAGAATATCGACAGCTTGCAGAATTATCTACAATGGGTGAATACAAAGCAACGTGGACACATAACGATGTGTTGGATTACATTACTTATAATTTGTGAGGAGCAAAAAAATGCCTAGTGTAAAAGAAATGGCTGAAGCACACCTTGGAAATGTGCAAAAAGCAATTTTAGATTTGGAACAGCAGAAAGCTAACATCGATGACGAAATTAAAAAGCTAGAGAGTTACTTACAGCAGGGAGTAGCTACATTAAACCCGGAAGAGGAAGGAAATGCAAATGACAAGTAATGAATTTATTAATAAGTTAAACAGTGTGTCACACGCCTACCGTTGGAGTGTGAGTAACAACAAGGTTCTTGCTACTATTCGTAGTGGTCCGAATCGTGGTAAAACTTTGAACCCAGTTACGGCTTTGGCTCATAAGTCTGGTTTAGGAGTTTTTGACAATAATAGGGACGGTACAGAAGTTGCTGGTAGTCAGCTTGGACTAACAAGACAAGAGACTAGAAATATTTACTCAGCTATTATTGGAACTAATAATCGTGGTAATACTCAGGTAGTTCGTGGCAAAATTCGTTCAGCATTGGAGGTATAGATGAATATTAATACTTGGTTAGGTTGTGGAAGGTTGACAAAAGATGCAGATTTTAATGTTACCCAAAAGGGTACATCTATGGCAAAATTCCGCATGGCAGTCAACGACAGGCGTAATGACGATACTCTCTACCTAAATGTTCTTTGCTTTGGCAAAATGGCAGAGGCACTAAAAGACCACCTAAAACGTGGAAGGTTAGTTGGAGTTCAAGGAAAGATCAAGATAGATGACTATCAAGATAAAGAAGGGAATCCTAGAAATTCAGTATGCGTAATGGCAGATGAAATTTCTTTAGGTCCAGCAGCGGCAGCGGCAGCTGAAGCTGAAAAAAATAAAGAAGAATAATTCCTTGTACTTCTTAGGACAGATAGCTCGATATGGTTTGCCCTGTCGAGCTATTTTTTTTAAAGAACACACCTTGACTTTGACGATGAGTATGCTATAATGAAACTAAGGAGAAAAACATTATGGGACACGAACACTCAATACTATCGGATTTAATTGGAATAGCATTAATTATTTTTGGATGCTATCACTTCGCTCAAGGCATGAAAAAAGGTCTGGGTTTTGGAAACACTCTAGACAACTTCCATCTTTTTACTATGCAAGACACTGTTCAGTCAGTACCACAAGTACCTACTGTAGCTAGCGTCAAAGTTACATCGCCATCGCCATCACCAAAACCAAAAGTCAAACAAGAGTACAATCAGTTGCACCAAGACTGTTTCGACGCTCTTAAAGCTATAGGAGTAAGAACAGCTAAGGAAAGGAAGTATCTCGTTAATTCAATTTTTAACAACCACAGTCCAAGCACTGTTCAAGAGTTTTTACAGTTAGCATTAAGCAAGTAGGAGTACACTATGTTTAACAACTTAAAAGATATGAGAACTTATTTAGTTGGAGCTATGGACAGAGTTCCAGACGGTGGAGTTGGTTGGCGACAAGCTATTACTCCAATGTTATCAGAACTCGGCGTTAAAGTTTTAAACCCATGTGACAAGCCCATAGAGTCAGCCAAAGAAGATCCAGACACTAGGACTATTATAGATTATTACAAAAAAACAGGACAATTTGATAAGATTAGGAATGAGTATGGTCACATAAGAAATGCAGACCTAAGATGTGTTGATGTATCAGATTTTATTATAGCCAACATAGACATTAATGTTCACATGTGTGGCTCATACGAAGAGATAGCAACGGCAAACAGACAGAAGAAACCAGTGCTGGTATGGTGCGAACAGGGCAAGATGCTAGCACCTAATTGGCTATTCTTCATGTTGCCACATGAACATATTTTTAGTTCTATGGATAAACTATTAGCTTACTTGTACGATGTTTCTAAAAAGAAGGACACAAACAAACTAAAACGTTGGTTTTTCTTTGGGAGTAACGTATGAAGTTAAATGATGTTACATTGTTATCTATAGCTGGAATGCCCAAGTATGTAAGTGCCAGCAAAAATGCGATACGTCATTGTTTAAAACAGTGCGACTTTGATAAAGTTAAATTTTTTAGCCCGATTCCAGACAACGAGTTCGATCATGTAGACACTGGATTCTTAGATCTTAGTCTATATAATCAATTTTGCGTTGAAGAATTATACAAACATGTAGACACAGAATATTGCCTATTAGTTCAGCCAGATGGCTTCATTATAAATAAAGAATATTGGACAGATGATTTTTTAAAGTATGATTACGTGGGCGCACCTTGGCCCGGACACGACCACGCTATTGGTAACGGAGGGTTTTGTTTAAGAAGTAAAAAGTTTTTGTCAGCATCATCTAAATTAACGTATACTAGCGACTCACACCTTAGATCTGGACTAACCGTGAATCATTTTCTATCTGGACATATTGCTCCAGAAGATTGGTTTATAATTCTACATAATAAAGAACACATGGATAAAGAAAATATAAATTTTCCAAACTTAGACTTAGCTTTCCAGTTTTCTGTAGAACATCCGAGTGACAATAAGAATTTTAACAGAAACGATGTCACTACTTATAAAAGTTTTGGCTTTCATGGACCTTTTAATACTGCTGGAATGAGAGAACTGAATGAATATTAGTATAGTATCACCAATAAATCAGCTGGGATATGGTATAGCCGGACTAAACATATGCAAAGAGTTGTCAAAAGTATGTAAACTCAGCTTGATACCTATACCTCCCATAGACATACATAACGAAGAAGACGCTGAAGTATTGAAAGAAGTTATTATCAATTCTAGGTTTTTAGATTTTGATGCTCCTTGCATTAAAGTTTGGCATCAGAATGACATGACACAGTTTGCTGGAAGAGGATTAAGAATAGGATTTCCTTTTTTTGAGTTAGATATTTTTACAGACTATGAAAAGCACCATCTAAATAGCCTAGATGCTGTTTTTGTTTCATCAAAGTGGGCGAAAGAAGTTTGTGTTCAGAATTTGACAATTAATGAGGATAAAATATTCGTTGTACCTTTGGGTGTAGATCGTACTATATTTAACGAATGTGCCAAAACTCAAAACCCTACTAATAAAACTATTTTCTTTAACTGTGGTAAATGGGAAATAAGAAAAGGTCACGATGTAATTTTCCAGTTTTTTAATGACGCTTTTACAGAAAGCGATAATGTAGAATTGTGGATGATGAATAGCAATCCATTTCTGTCAGAAGATGATCAAAACAAGTGGAATTCCTTGTATCTTGGTTCTAAATTAGGCTCTAAAATAAAGATCATACCAAGGGCAAAGACACAGCAAGAAGTGTATAATATTATGTCTCAAATTCATTGTGGTGTCTTCCCCTCTAGAGCAGAAGGATGGAACTTAGAGCTTTTAGAGTTGATGTCGTGTGGCAAACACGTAATTGCTACTGACTACTCCGCACATAGTGAATTTTGTAATGATAGCAATTGTTATATTATAAATGTTAACGAAAAAGAAAAAGCATTTGATGGAAAATGGTTCTTAGGTCAAGGCAATTGGGCTAAAATCACACAGGAAGCCAAAGATCAAGCCGTAAGACATATGAGAAATGTGTACGATAAACATCAAAACAACGCCCTAGACACAAATACAGCAGGTATAGAAACCTCTAAGATTTTCTCTTGGGAAAATTCTGCTAGAAAGATAATACAACATGTTCAACTTCTTCAAGAAAACAGATCAAAGTGATGATGATGCCAAAGAAAAATTAGCAAGTATAGAATTTTATATAGAAGATCCAAACGACCTCAAGCCTAGAGTTAGTATTAATATTGATGATTATGATGACAAGTCAGTAGATTCGTTATGTAAAATTGTAAATATTTTAGCTGACGACTCTTTAGTGCTAGAGACATATAATATCATACAAACGTTTTTGTTAAAAGAAGACAGAGAAGATATACTTCTCAAAGTATTAACGAATATTAGCCAACAAAAAACAATAAAGAATAAATTCAAAAGTGCCGATAAAAGTAGTGAGCCGTACATAAAACCCTCTGAACTAAAATAGGAGTACAACATGAGCAACGGAAAAGGAGATAAACGAAGACCTAAAAACATCCCATACGATGAGTGGTCTAAAAAATACGAAGAGATATTTAAAAAGAAGAACAACAAGAAAGAAGGAAAATGAGCAAGATTATTGGATGGCAAAAATATGAAAGCTTAATCGAAGAACAGTTGTCTTCTACATTTCTAACAGAAATAATCAGAACTAGTGCTGAAAATATTTCTGATGACCTTGAAGAAAATGAGGAAAATGATACAATATACCAAGATCAGGAAGAAGAGGAACAGTACGAAGATGCCAAATTGATGATGCCAGTTACAAGCAAGTTAATTGAAGACGCAGTAATGATTGCTAGTTTTGATTGCTGGATTGGTCATACTAATTTTGATATTACCCAAGAGACAAAGAGAATACTTGATTCCATTGAAGGGGTAGAAGTACTCAGGATACTGAGTAGGTATAGATTCTTCATTGGGGTTGGTAAAATGTTTAAGTTTAGTGACGTAAGAAATTCTATTGAAAAAGTACTTTTAAAGGAGGACTAATGATTGACATTCAAGATTGCATAGATACTAATATTGAAAGAGCGATGAAGGACAAGGACATAAAGAACATAATGCACAAGGCTTCATCTAGGTTTATGAAGAATTTGGATTGTGACACAATATATACTTGTCAAATAAATGCTTTGTGGAAAGCTTTTGTGAATTTTAAGCCAGAAAAGAACACCAAGTTTACAACATACCTGTATAAAGGCGTTATGATTGAGTGCATCAAGGCTGTAAAGTTTGACAATAAGAACAAATGCATGAACAAGCTTCATGAGAATATCACCTCAAAGACTGACAATACCACCCTGATTTTCGATTTGCTTGACGAATTGGAGACCAAGGAAGAGAAGGATTTACTCATGGACAAATTTAATAATATGACTATTGAGGAAATGGCTCAGAAACGAACCTATAGCAGAGAGACTGTAAGAAAAAAATTGAAAAAGATCTATTCAAATCTACGAAACAGTTCTGTTTAGTGTATAATTATACAGGAAAAGGACATAAAAGGAAGCGGATATTGTATAAATCTACACTTTATTTTAAGGAGACATTATGTCTACAGTTCAAGTATCTGATGGATCTTCCTCCGTCACTGCTACCAGTACCGTAAATGATGGTGGCGTTGTTGTAAATGGTGGTGCTATTGCTTCTAATGGCCCAATGACCGTCAACAAGTCTCTTACAGACATGGCTGATGGTGGTACAGATTATGGCTCTAAGGTCGTCGCTCAAGACGGTACGGCTGGAGATTACGCTGGAGTTAGCACGGCGGTTGGTTCTGCTGGAGGTTTGGCTTTTTATCCAAACGCTCAGGAAGGCGAACGTAATTTTCTTATTGTTGGAGCAGGCACTGCTGGTGGCAATAATGAAATTAACAATCAAGCCAGTGGCATTTTGACAAGTCCAGCTTCTGAAGTTGGTCTGAGAAATGTCAGCCCAATGCATCTGACAGTATCGACTCGTCAGCATGGTGCAAATTCTGACGCTGAATACAATCTTCTCGCCAGACCAAGTACCGCTATGGTTCCAAACCGTACCAAGGGTACTGGCGCTGGATCAGCAGCAACTTATGTTAATCCTGCTGATGGCAGTGGTGCTGTTGATAGCGAAATTCGTCCAAGTAGAGCAGTTCCGGGTGAACTCACATACATGGCTGGATCTCCAACACCTGTTACGGATGAGTACAAGGCAAAAGATAGCCGCGAAAGCTAATCTATATTGTTATACTAAATTAATTGCCCCCTTAACTGGGGGCAGTTATCTTACATTCACATATAGAAAGGCCATCGATGGTTAATATAAATCCAGAACTTTTAGCAATTATTATTGGTTCATGTAGCGGCATTCTTGGATTTGTTACTTTAGTTTGGAAAAAGTTTGTCAAGCCAATTATAAAGCTGTGTCAAAACCAAGATTTCTTCAAAGAGTCAGTAGAAGAAATAAGAAAAGAATTACAAACAAATGGTGGAAGTAGCCTTAAAGATGCTATTATAGATATGAAGGATACTGTCCACAGAATAGACAGAAGACAAAAGATAATAGAACAAAGAACAAAAGCAGCATTACATTATAGCAACGAGGCGTTATTTGAAACAGATATAGCCGGTAGGTTGGTTTGGAGTAATGCTCATTTTTGTAGATATGTCAAAGATAATCCCAACGATGTGTCAGGATTTGATTGGTTAGCTACAATCAAAGAAGAAGAAAGAGATGAATTATTAAAAGAATTTCTATCATGCATAAAAATGAATAGAAAATTTAGTAAATTAACTGAGACACAAGATGGAAAAGAAATAAGGATGTTAGGTTATCCGTATAAGATAACCGACGAGGAGCATGGTGGCTTTTTAGTTAGTATTATACCTAAAGAAGAAGAGGCTTAAAATGGCAGACAAGAATTCAGCAGCATTTACTTTAAATGTAACAGACGTAGTAGACATTGCTAAAAACACAGCATTAGTAGCTCTAGCTGCTGGCTTAACATATTTTGGCGAAAACATGGCAGACTTAGATCTGGGAAATATTGGAGTTATGCTAGTTCCTATTGCAGCAGTGGTTATTAATACTGTAGTAAAATGGGCTAAGAATAACGTACCGGAGTAAAACAATGTTTAAAACACCAAGAGACATACTAAAAGCTTACAAGGATGGCTTCGTAGGTTCATGGTGTGATCCAAAAGATACAGACAAACTTCTGGGAGAGTTGCCGCATCCGCTATTCGGGGCGGCAGCTTCTAATTTATATGGAACTGGTGATCGCAAGCTAGCACTTTTGTATAAATCTGTCCAGAAATTTGACCCCAGCTTTGGGCCACACGAAAGGCAGACCACGGGAGATTGTGTTTCACACTCCACTCGTAATGCTGTGGATGTGACTCGATGTCACGAAATAGTTGGTGGTGATAGAGAAGACTTTGAAGCCAGAGGCGCTACTGAAGCAATCTATGGATCAAGAGGTCACGGTGGTCAGGGCATGTCATGCTCAAAGGCTGCAAGATTTGTGCATCAAAACGGCGGCATATTAGTAAGAAAAGATTATGGTTTTATTGATTTTAGTAAATACAATAGCTCCGTAGGTTCTAGATGGGGAACTAGAGGAGTTCCATCTGATGTAGTAAAAGAAGGAAAAAAACATCAAGTAAAAACCATTAGTCTTATTAAAACTATCGAAGAAGCCAGAGATGCCCTAGCTAATGGGTATGCTTTGAGTGTCTGTAGTAATTATGGATTTTCCTCACGCCGAAGCGAACATGGAATAGCTCGCAGGAGTGGGTCATGGAATCACGCGATGTGCTGGTGTGCTATGGACGACACTAGAGAAGTACATAATGAAACATTATTCTTAATTCAAAATAGCTGGGGAGCATTTAATAGTGGCCCAAAGGGACACGATCAACCAGATGGAAGTTTTTGGGTAAGAGAAAAAGACGCAAGAGGAATGTTAGCTCAAAATGGAGCATGGGTTTTCAGCGACGTAGACGGTTTTCCACCTAGACAAGTCGAATGGACAATTAACGAGGTATTTTAATGTCAACTCATTCTCAGTATCAAAATATTCAAATTAAAAGAGACACAGACTCTAATTTTCAACTACATAATCCAGTACTAAAAGTAGGAGAACTTGCAAGGAGTACAGATTCTAAAAAGCTTAAAATTGGAGATGGGACAACTGCTTGGAACGATCTTCCAGAGTACATAGACACAGACAGGATTACTTACAAAGCATTTGCATCAGTGACGCTTGCCGCCATAAACGCAAATGGCAGCGTACTTTTAAATGTTGATGTGTCTGATTTAAATCTAGATTCTTCATTAGATTATTCTGCATTTATAAGTCCAAATAGTCTACCAGATTATGTAATTATTAAAAACTCATGGCTGGGATCGAATAATGATACGTTATATATTCGTTTTTTAAACATTGAATCATCTTTAGATGGTGGTGGAGTTTCTAGTAGCACACCTGTTAATGCAAGTAGTGAAACACTTATTTCTTTCGCCGCCCTTATTCTAAGAACTGAGGACAGACCAATACCATCTGTCACTACGACTCAGCCCCCAGTAATTAGACCTCAACAGCTTTACTCTACTGGTAAAAATGAGTTTGGTCAACTTGCACAGTCAAACAAAATTGATCTTAACGAATTTAAAATCAACCATGACGATGCCGATAAATGGGTTGATGCAGATTTAGGATATTATCACAGCTTGGCTATAAAAAGCGGAGTTAGTAATGTTGGTGAACTTTATGCGGCTGGATATAATTATTATGGACAACTAGGCAATGGTGAACACGGTGCTGGCAAAAACAAAACAGATTGGACCAACATAGGATCTGCTAGATATTTTAGGGATGGAACAGAGTGGACAGAAAATACAGAAACTTATAGTAAGGTTAGTGCTGGATCTCAGTACTCATTCGCCATAGATGCTAGTGGATATTTGTTTAGTTTTGGCAATGGTTCATACGGAGCTTTAGGACAGAACAATGTGAATTTGTATGATAAACCAACGTTGGTTGGAAATCAATTTTATTACTATCACAAGACAAGCACCAGTGATTGGTTTAACACTACAGCAAGTCAGTCTAATTCTCCTTTTCAGCACAATGGTTCAGTAGGGTCATTCTTGGAAGGTGATCTTAGTAAATATATTCTGCCTACAGGTACTTTTATAATAAAAGGCGTACAGTCTCAGTATGCAATTAAGTTAGAAAATTCTACTGGTTACATCACCTTATCATCTTCTAGCACAGTGGTTCATAACAGTGAAACATATTATCATGGAGACGTTACTGTAACTGTTACAGACAAGTTTGGAAAAGCTAGCTTGTATTCACTGATACATGGCTATGGAACAAATGGTCAAGATATTTTCCTAGATACCAACCCCAACACTGGATGGTCAGATGTCGATGGTGGAAATTCTCACTCTTTGGGCATTAAGAATGGACAACTTTACACTTGGGGGCGAAATAATTGTGGTCAATTAGGAAACAATGATCATGCTCACAATGAAGTAAAATTTCCAACCGTTATTATGCCCTCTAAAATTGATTGGGTCACTGTAGCTGCTGGTAAAGAACATTCTTTGGCATTAGATTCTGATGGCGACGTTTATGCTTTTGGCTGCAACGACGATGGACAATTAGGATTTAATAGCCCAAGTAGTCACGTTCATAGTCCAACGCAGATAAACTTTGAGTTTGCACTTGAACAAGATGAAACCTTTGAAGCTTTACAGTACGAATCTTTCGCTAGCGTAGTTGATTTTAATGATGAAAAAGTCTTTGTGTTTCATAGCGGAGTAAGCGACCCCACATACGATCCAGTAAAGAGGTACATAGTAACAAGTGGTAATTACGTTATCAAAAATATACCATCTGAATATCCTATTGCTATATTAAACGCAGGACAGCAAGATAAGATCTCATACAATGGAGACAACCTTCATGGATGTATAGAGCTAACTAATACCAATGCAGATGGAAAATACAATTTTTATCATGGTGACATTTATCTTAGTGTCAGTGGTGCTTGGGAATCTGTTAGCACATACAGTTTTTACGACGGTTATATGGGAGGTCAGGGAGCTTTACTGTCAGATAAGCCAAATTACGAAGTTAAAGACGTAGATGCTGGGTTATCTCATTCTGTTCTTCGTGTTAGTCCAAGCGGTAACGACAAGATAGGAACCATACTAACTTTCGGAGCAAATGGAGAGGGACAACTCGCAACTGGAGATAACTTATCTAGACAACAGCCCTACAGGGTTAATATAGACAACGTAAGAAATATAGCTGCTGGTGGAAATCAAACATTGGCAATAGACAATCGTAAATACATATGGTCTATGGGCAGTAACCAATTTGGTCAACTTGGATTAGGAGATAAAGTAAATAGAAATTTACCTTCTAGAATAAACTCAGAGATCAAGTGGGATGAAGTTTACACTAACGGTTTTCATTCTATGGGTGGAGTATTTTGTTTTCAACCAAGTAGTCCTACTAGTATAGATGTTAAAAATTCTACTCAAGACTCAACAGTTGGCTATGGTCAACTAGCACTGAGCTGGGAACACTCTAGAGCATTGGAAGAAGTAGTCACTCACTACAAGGTTTCTTACCAAGAGAATGGTGGTGCAACATGGACTACTGTAAACAATGTCCTTGGAGCAAAGTTTGAAGATGGCTATGAGGGAGGAATTCCTCCTAATGTAGATGAGCCATTAACTCTGAAATTAGACAACTTAGTATTAGACCCCCCAAATTATAACGCAAGCTATCTCATTAGAATTTCTGGAGTTAATTCTGCTGGCGATGGAGAATTTATAGAATCTTCTAGCGCAATTGTGCCACAAGAAGCAGACAATACGATATGGAACGCTGGTAAGGTTCAATTTTATTCACACCTAGACAGTGGGAATCTTTTTGATCTTACTGGAAACACTACTAGAATAGAAGAAGACTTTGAGACTAACGCTCCAAGATATCTCACAGGTCAGTTCGCTACATCTTTAAGGTTATATCATTACGATAGTATATGTTATACAACTAGCACTGAGGATATAGATCATGGCACAGTAGAATTTTTCTTTAGACCTAGAAACACATCTAATAATAGTCCTATATTAACATTGTCCACAGGAACTCAACAAAAACTACAACTCACATATAATGGTTCTAAAGACAATGGTTATTCTATATCAGCTAAAGATGAAAGTGATTTAGTAACGTTAACGTCTCCAGTAAACACTGGAATCAATGAAGATTCTTTTGTTCACATAGCATTGGTTAAAACAAGTGGAGACCCAACAGCTGCTAATGCTGAAGATCCATCTAGGATTAATCTCTTTATTGATGGAAGCGGTGTAGCTTTTGGCAAAGACTCTGTAAACTATGGTAATATTACCCACATTCTGCTAGGCTCTGGAACTAATTTTTACGATTTTGATATTGATGAATTAAGAGTTTCAAACAGCTCAGTATATGACGATTACGATGGAGGTTTCTTATCTTCAGTTCCAATCAGACCATATGGAACATAAATATAGTGTATAATAAAAGGTTAATTAATCGCAAACAAGGAGAAATAAAATGGGCGTAGTTTCAACAACAGACGTAGTAACTAATCCAGACACATCAAGAGAAGTAGCAAGAAACGCTAGCGTTGTTTGCTCTTGTTTTCCAACTGGTGAATCATTTACTATTGATACCAATACAGATACTAATTTCGTAAATTTCGATACGAGTTTGACTTATGCTGCTTTAGAAACAAAGTACACTAGTCGATTCGATGACATAGCATATTATAATGCTGTTGATGGAGGAAGTCCATGAAAGCAAAATATCTGGACTACCTATTTATCGTTGTAGCCGTATTAATATTGTCCGTGTCTACACTCAATAACTTTATGCCAAACCAGAAGCCTTGGGGTAATGGTTTTAATGGTGGTTTTGGATGCAACACAGAAGATATTACAAACATGTACAGCGACTATGTAGATACTTGGAGATTAAAAATCTCTAAGAGCTTTGACAAGGCGGTTAAAGAAGTGCTTGCTGTAGACCCAATACCTGAAGTCAAGAAAATTGATCCAGACCCCAAGAAATGTATCTGTGGAGGAAGCGGCACTATAGTCCACGGAGATGGACACAAAACGAAATGCCCCTATCACGGTAAGGGACAGTTTGGAAAAGACGTTATAATCAAACCATTAAGTAAAATTAAACTGGAGGAAACATGGATACAGAAATCATTCTCAGAATTGCCGCAGTAGTAATAGCCCTTTTGATTCTTAGTACTGGAGTAGATTACTCACCAGTAAAAAACTTTTTTACAAATTTGTTTAAAAGAAAACCAAAAGTAATTGTACCTGCCAATTCTTCCGTACAATTTTTAGACATTGTAGAATCTTGGCATGTACTAAGAAGTCAATGCGAAGCATACGGATTACATGAAGCGGTAGAAAAAATAGACGAGGTATTTCCACTACTAAACGGAGGGGAAGATGCTTAGAAAAATATTAATAATTGCTTTGTTGTTCTATGCTGTTTTTGGCAACTCTTTATTGCCCAGTGGCAACGTAACACCAGTTACGCCCCCCACAACCATAATAGATATGGAAAAACCCAGCGATGACATTCTTGAATCTGTCTCAGCCTTTTCCGACGTTATTACTGACCCGTCAGACAGAACTAGAATAGCACTTTTTAATTATGAATTTGCATCACGAGTAAATAATTGGGACAACATCAATAACCAACAGATTAATGATGTGTATACTAAAGCAGGAAATGATTTTTTTAGAGAAACTTTAGTAGATAAATACAATAGTTTATCAGAGATGATTATTTCACTAATGCAAAACACTATTGGTGACGATGTTCACATTCTCACTGATAAAGAAAAAAACGATATCCAAAAACATTTTTCAGCACTCGCTTGGGTACTGGTCAATAAAAAATAAGGGAGCAAAATAATGGCTGAATCCGCAGATACAAGAATACAGTTAAGAAGAGGTACTGCTTCAGAATGGTCCACAAGTAACCCAACGTTAGGCATAGGGGAACCAGCCTACGATACAACTAATTCAATTCTTAAAGTTGGAGACGGAACCAGAGCTTGGAACGACTTAGCATCAAAAACGAGGTCTGACACTGCACCCATCGTAGCTAACTATAGTGGATCAAACACAGCTGTTGTCAGTGGAGTATTTAATATTGTAATACTTAATCAAGACACATTTAACAGTCAAACAAGTAAAGATCCAAATACCATATATTTCGTAACATAAGCATAAGGGCATTTATCATGAGTCCAATTTACTTTGGCGATCAGCCGATCAATAAGATGTACATAGGTACAGAACCAGATGAAATCACAGAAATTAAATTTGGCAATGAGATCGTTAGTGTTTCTGGAGAGTTTGGAGATTTTCCACCCCCACCATCACCCGAATAGAAAGCTTAAGCCATGACTCCAAAAGAAGTTAGCGAAATTTTTAATAAAATTTTTACTGACGGCTATAATGTCAAAGGGGTAACAATTGAATCAAAAAGTCCAGTTGTTGCTAATGTTTTTCACCACGAAGGATCTACCCGAATTGAATTTGGAGCTAACAATCCTAAAGCTGTAATTAAAAGATTTATAACTTTTTATGCATACATTGAAGAAATATTTTTAGGACCAGAAAAAGGTTCTTTAAAGCTTCGTAATTTTCCAGACATAAATTTTACTTATGAAACTGGAGTTTCTATACTTTCATTTTTAGAAGCACAGTTTTCTGAAGACAGTGAAATTAAGGACTTGATTGAAACAAAATATTCTTGCTCAAGAGACAAAAAAATTGCAGGATCATGCTTGCAGTATGCAGAGCAATGGGCTACAATAGTTAGTCACTCTGGTGGTTTTGCCGATGCTAGAGAGTGTGACAAAAAAAGGCTTAAATCGGAATGTTATAAATTTGTTCTTGACAATGTTAGGAGAGACGCAAAAGAAAAGCGTTTTGGTTTTGGAATAGGCATGTATCTGCTGATATTCATTCTCATTCCTACAATATGCAAGTTCATTGTTTACAAGTTGCTTGAAAAATATTTTGATTAATTTTTACTATACAATTTAATTCACTTAAAAGAACATGAGGATCGTACATGTCAATTAAATCCTTGATGAATTATACATTCGTTTCTAAATACGCAAGGTGGGATGAGAACAAAGAAAGAAGAGAGACATGGGGTGAATCAGTTGATCGAGTAAGACAAATGATGATTGATAAGTATGTGGCTGGTAGCATACACAAAGAGACGACTCCTCCCCCGCTGGCAGAGATTGCAAGGTTGATTGATCAAGCATACGACGACATGAAAAAGAAAAAGATTCTTGGATCACAAAGAGCCTTGCAGTTTGGTGGCTCTCCTGTGTTCAAACACAATGCTAGAATATATAATTGTATTGCATCATATATTGATAGAACAAGATTTTTCCAAGAATGCATGTACCTTCTACTGTGCGGATGTGGCACTGGATTCTCTGTACAAAAACATCACATTGCTAAACTTCCTAACTTAATTAAAGGAAAGAACGGTCAAAAGAAATTTGTTATTAAAGATTCTATTGAAGGATGGTCAGACGCAGTAGGTGTTCTTGTATCTAGCTATTTTAAGGGGGATAATCTTTTCCCCGAATACAATGGCAAAACAGTTATTTTTGATTATTCAGAAATACGTCCAGCAGGCTCCTATTTAAAGTCTAGTGGAGGCAAGGCTCCCGGCCCAGATCCTTTAAGAAACGCCCTTACAAGCATCAAGAAGACCCTTGATGGAGCTATTAAAAATGGACAGAAGAAACTTAGACCCATTGAAGCTTATGACATAGTAATGTATGGTGCTGACGCTGTAATTAGCGGAGGTGTTCGTCGTAGTGCTACAATTTGTCTTTTCTCTGCTGATGACGAAGACATGGCAAAGGCTAAAACTGGATCATGGTTTATTGATAACCCGCAGCGTGGAAGATCAAATAACTCTGCTCTCTTGCTGCGAAACGAAACAACCAAAGAACAATTTACTGAATTGATGGAGTCTGTAAAAGAGTTTGGCGAACCCGGATTTGTATGGTCTGATTCTACAGAACTCATTGTAAATCCATGCGTGGAGATTGGCATGTGGCCTGTAGATGAGAAGACAGGTAAAACTGGATGGCAAGCGTGTAATCTTTCTACCATTAATTGTGCCAAGCTAACTACAAAAAAAGAGTTCTACGAAGCGTGTGCTTCTGCTGCAATCATTGGAACGCTACAAGCTGGATTCGCTAGCTTTCCGTATCTTGGAGAGGTTTCAGAAAGAATTATTAGTCGTGAAGCTTTGTTGGGCGTGTCAATGACAGGCATTATGGAACAACATGAAATCTGCCTTGACCCAGAAGTACAAAAGAGGGGTGCAGAAATAGTTAAAGAAACAAATAAGAAATTAGCTGCACTGATTGGTGTTAATCAAGCTGCACGTACTACGTGTGTTAAACCAGAAGGTACATCCAGTTGTATTCTTGGTACATCTTCTGGAATTCACCCCCATCACGCAAAGAGATACATCCGCAGAGTGCAAGCAAATAAAATGGAACCAATCTATCAACACTTTAGAAGCATCAATCCTAGAGCTTGTGAAGAATCTGTATGGTCTAACAATGACTCAGATGATGTTGTGTCGTTTTGCGTAGAAGTTCCAGATGGTGCAAAGATTAAGAATCAAGTTGGCGCTATTGATTTACTTGAATATGTAAAAAGTACACAGCGCAACTGGGTTATCAGCGGTACTAATCCAAAACAATGCACCCAACCTTGGCTCACACATAACGTATCCAATACAATTAATGTGATGCCCGACGAATGGCAAGATGTAACTAACTTTATTTATAAACATCGTAAATATTTCTGTGGTGTTTCTCTTCTCCCCATAGCTGGAGATAAGGATTATGCTCAAGCTCCATTTACAACGGTGTACCTGCCCAGTGAGCAAATTAATATGTACGGCGATTCAGCAATGTTTGTAAGTGGCCTAATAGAAATAGGACTATCTCTGTATGAAGATAACCTATGGGCAGCTTGCGATAGTTTGCTAGGAGTGGGACAAAAGATTAAAGGTAATGGCAAAAAAGAATACCAAGATAAATGTCAAAAGTTTGCCGACAAATACATGGATGGAGATTTAAAACGACTTACTTATTGTATGAAAGATGTTTACAATTGGAAAGAATGGTTAGATATCAAGCGTGAATACAAAGATATAGATTACACAGTAGTTATAGAAAAGGAAAATAATGTTAATCCAGTTCAAGAAGTAGCTTGTGCTGGTGGTAAATGCGACATAATCTAAGGAGAACTATTAATGATGGGATTTGTATCATATAAATTATTGACAGAGACGGCACAGATGCCATTCAAATCGCACAGGTCAGATGCTGGATTTGATTTGGTTTCCGACGAAACCGTTTGGGTATTCGCCAGAGATCGACAAACAATTAAAACTGGAATATCATTTGATATGCCAGAAAATATGGCTGGATTAATTTGGCCCAGATCTGGGCTAGCAGTTAAAAAGGGCATAGATGTGTTGGCTGGAGTTATAGACTCTGGCTATAGGGGAGAGATCATGGTTTGTCTTTACAACACTTCCGACGAAGACGTAGAGATAAAACGTGGGGATAGAATCGCGCAGATTATATTCCAAGAGGTTCCTAACATCTCTTTACTGTTAAGAGAAACACTAGAAACCTCCCAACGAGGGAGTAATGGTTTTGGCAGCACAGGCACATAACAATCGAAAAAAGCGTCAAGAAAAAAAAGCATGTAAACCAAACGTACTGGAGGCTAAGACTGAGAATCAGAAAAATTATATTAGATCTATTGTAGAAAACGATGTTGTTTTTTGCACAGGTCCATCTGGCAGTGGTAAATCTTTCATAGCAGCTGGAATCGCAGCACAAAAATTACTTAAAGATGAAATAGATACTATCATTGTTACCAGACCTTTAGTTTGTACTGGTCGAGATCTGGGATCTTTACCGGGAGAATTAAATGATAAAATCAAACCATATTTACAACCTATGGAAGAAAACTTACGTTACTTTTTAGGCAGAGATAAATTTGGAATGTATTTTAATCAACGTAGAATTAGGTTTGAACCACTGGAAACTATGCGTGGCTCAACCTTTCACGATTCATACATGATATTAGATGAAGCCCAAAACTGTACATTAGAACAAATTAAAATGTTTGTTACACGTATGGGTAAACATTCTAAATCTCTTATAAATGGAGATAATAAACAGACTGATATATATAGAGATAGCGGTTTAGATTTCTGTATTGAAAGATTATCTGATGTTTCTGGTGTGGGAATTTCAAAATTAGAGTATCATGATATACAGAGGAACGGAATTATTGGAGCGGTGCTTTATGCGCTAGAGTCATGACTATTTCAGAAGAACAAATCGCCAAAATAGTAAGACTATGTAGCGATAAAATACTTGAACAAAGAAACCACGAAGCTACCGCCGGATATGGTGAAGACTATGCTGACGGTAGAATTGTGGGTCAGGCTGCATTATCCAGAAGAATACTATTAATTATAAGGGGAAATGATGCTGTATGATTACGAGTGCGAAGAGTGTGGACATGAGATGAAAGATGTCAAACAGTCTATCAAAGATGACGCTTTAACTAAATGCCCTGAGTGTAAAAAAGACACTCTAATACGTATAATATATGGGGGAACATACGCATCTGTTAAGAAGGAACCCACAACAATTGGTCAATTAGCAGAAAGAAGATTTGAGGAAGGCGTTCCAACTATGCCAGACGGTAGACCTATACAAAAAATAGAGTGGAATAAAGCCGACATGGTTGAGAAAGCGGAAAAGAGAGCGCACGAGAAAAAAGCAAGAAGAGACAAAAACGAAGCCAAAAAACAAAAGATGGATAAGATCATCAAAATGACACCAGAGCAAAAAAGAAATTATATCAAAAACGGAGATTAACATGAAATACATTGACGACGCAGAACAAGTCAAGCAAACAATTGCAAAAACAGAAATTAACATGTACGACACATCTGGCGTACCCACAACCATTGTCGGAAGATCAGTATGTAGAAGTCAAAAGACCACAAAGCTAAATGGGGATGAACAACTCTCTTTATTTATCAATACTCTAAATGGCACTCTGTATGATCCATACGGGGTAGATAGCACTAAAAGAATATCTATGATGTTTAAAGAGAAGCCAGTTGACACAAAAACATTTGAGAACTATCTCAAGTATTTACGGAGTCGTAACAATTTATACATGACAAGAGCGCAAAGGAGCTTTATCAATGCCTAAGACAAAAAAAGGACCATTCAGCAAGGCTGAGTATTTTTATATTGAACAACATTGTGATAAACTTTCTGTAAATGAAATTGCAGAAGATTTGAATAGATCTCAAGCATTAATAGAAAAGAAAGTAAAAGAAGCCAAGGATAAAAACCCCGTCACCATAGAAGATCAATTCGTTAAACAGAGTGGGGCTACCATCATGACCGAGAATGCTTCCTCAATGGCTGATGCTGTTAGACAAAAAGGACCAACACTACCTACATCATGTGTTACAAAGATTAAATGAAATATTTACATGGAATAGAAGAGTGGAGAAAGTTTAATAGAGAGTCTGGAGAAGCGGTAGTTAGAGAAACAGTCTTTATACTGGTTCACACCAATAAGGACACAATCTATATACCTAATTACAAAGATTGGCTAACTATCGACACGTATCTAAAAAGCATTAATTGTGAGATTCATTCTGTTGGATTTCAGTGGAAGACTCACGCTGTTGAATTTGATATTACCGATGCTGACGGCGTTTACATTGCTCAAACGTTAAGAGGTGAAATGGGCGGTAAAACAAAAAGATGCATGAGCGTAGGCATCATTTATGGTGATGTTATGCAAAAACAACTATGGACTGTTCCAGAATTGATTAAAGATATTGAATACGAAGATGTTCTAGATAATTGTTTGAAAGAAGCGTTGTATTTTCATGAGAAAAAAAGATAAGCCAACACTATTTAATAAAGAGTATCAAAAAGAATGGTCTGAAGAATATAAGTACAAGCATCTGCATACTGGAGAGCATTGTACGTTTGAATCTTATGTTGCAGAGTGTTTAGTGTTGAGGTGGACTGATGCCTTTAAGATGGATAAACCATCATATAAGTTTTGGACCGCTGGAGATAAATACCATGATGTATTCATGAGAAATATGAAAGCTGCCACACAGTTAAAGAAAAAGTTTGATGAAGCCATTATAATAGCAGCAATAAGATCAGATTACTTTGAAAACATATATCACATTGGCATCAAAGGTTATGGCCCCACAGGTTGGAAGTATAATCAAGTTGCAATCGAAGCTATAAAGTGCTATGATAAAGTACAAAAGAATTTTTTGAAAAAGCAAAAGTTAACAGAAGAAGCAGACGTTGCTAATCCAGAACCAGAATCAAAGAAACTACAAAAACGAAACAAACAATATTCAAATAAAAAAAGCTCTTTAAACAAACTGAGGAAACAATGAGTAAAGTAAAAAAGAAAAAGGTTAACAAATTTGATACTGATGTGGTGAGCAGCTCTGTTGTGAGTAAATACGGAGATGTCGTAAGAAGTGGAACTGAGGTTTTAGAAAGCATAAATAGTCTAGAAGTTATTGGCGTTTCGCCAGCTCTAGATATCGCCCTTGGCGGTGGATTGAGGGAGGGAAGTGTCGTAGTAATGACCGGAGATCCAAAATCTGGAAAGACTACAACCGCCCTTCATTTTGCCTCTAAATGTCAGGCCAAAGGAAAACGTGTCATCTATCTTAATACTGAGGGTAGGTTGTCCAAACAAAACTTTGAAGGGATTAAAGGTCTTAAGTCAGATGATATATTAATTGTCGAATCTACTGATGACAAAATACTATCGGCAGAAGACTTTTTAAACATTGTAGAATATTATGTTAATAATGATCCCGGCGCTTTAATAATTACAGACTCTTTGTCTAATATGGTTCCTCAAGTAGAGCTAGATGGAGAAGTTAGAACTGGTGTGCGTAACGCACTGCCACGACTACTCTCCATGTTCTTTAAAAGAATTAGCGGCACACTTGCAAAGAACAAAACTATTTTAGTTTGCATCACCCATAATATTGCAAACACTGGTGGTTCTCCATATTCTCCAAATAAAATGGCAGATTGCGGAAACATGCTACAGTATCAAGCTGGAACAAACATGGTAATTACTCATAGAGGTAAATGGCAAGTACCAAAAGATACTGGTCCTCACGTTGGTCAAATAGCCAACTGGTCTGTGAAGACTTCTTGTGCTGGAGGTTTCCCAAACAGTACTGCTGAAAGTTGGATTCGTTATGGAATAGGCATTGACGAAACTCAAGAAGTAGTACAAATAGCCTGCGAGTTCAGGCTTATCAAAACTGCGGGAGCTTGGTATACAATACAATGTGCTATTGACGACATAGATAATCCAGTGATTGCTAAAATATTAAAAGACAACAACGTTTCAGACAAATCAGAAGATATAGAAAGATTTTTTAAATTTCAAGGTGCTAACAACACTCTAGAATTTTTAAGTCAGAATCCAGACATGTCTTCATTTGTATATGAGAAAATTAAGGAGTTATTCTAATGGCTCAAGTTGAGTTAAATAAAACAGAAGCTTGGAGAGTGTTAGACGCTTTAAGGGGCTACAAAGAAGACTACGAGCTTACTGAGTATGCCGTAAAGACAATCAGAAAAATTGAAATCAAACTAAAGAAAATAGTAAACTCATGAGCATATATAATATATTAGAAATAGCTTTTGGAGTATTAACCGCAAAGCTAGTAATAGGAGTGATCAATGAAGGTTATAGGTTTAAATGGCAGAGAGTACGCTTGGAATTTAACAGGATATTCCGTAGCGGCAAACGACAAAAGGAAAAGGTCGAAATTCCACGTAAGAGCAAGAGAATTACTAAAACAGATGTACCACTCATACCGGATGTTGGAGGAAGTAAAACTACCGGGGAGTACGCAAAGCCATCGAAAAGGTGTGCTTTTCCTAGATTTTTTTATCCCCCAAATTAAATTAGCCATAGAAGTGCATGGTCAACAGCATTACAAGTATACTCCTTTCTTTCATAAGAATAAGGCAGATTTTGCTATTGCAAAAGCTAAAGATGAAGATAAAATAGAATGGTGCGAATTGAACAAAATTGATATAATAGTATTGAGGTATTCAGATACAGATGAGCAATGGAGAGATCAAATTGAAAACGGCGAGTGAGCAGTTGGCTGACTTGAAAGCTATGGTTGACGACTTCCTAAACGCTAGCCATGCTAGGTTTAACAAGAAGTTTAGGGAGGATTGGCATAGATGTGCTAATGCTGACAGGGATACCATAAACACGCTCACCAAAGACGAGCTATTTACTTGGGCTTATGAATTGTATAGTTTCTCAACACATCTGCAAGATGAATTAAATATGCAGAAGATTGCACTCAACTGGTGCAATGATAAGCTAGACAAAATGGTAGCTAAAAATCAAGATCAATTTAGTACATATACTAAGTTTGAACAACGGAGACCACTGATTATTGTAAACAATGAATACGCAGCGACAGTCGATCACTACCGTGAGATTGCAGAATCAAGAGTACAAGCACTTGATGGTAAAATTTATGAACTAAAACGTAAAGCAGACATTCTAATGGAGAAGGGGAAAAGATCATGAGTATGGACGACTTTGTACAAACACTTACAGAAGAACAAAAAGCTGCATTGATAAAAGCTTTAGGTGGCAACACAGAAGAAGAACCCATTTCAGAAGTTGTAGACGGACCACAAGAAGAACAAGCTCCACCCCCAGATATGAACCAGAAGTTCAACGAATTCGTTATGAATAAGGAAAAAGAACTGGAGAAATCTAGTAAAAGACCAGTAAGAGCAAAAGAAAACGCATGGGTGGACACAGGAGAAGACAGACATATTGAAACTCCTGAAACAAGCAGAACCCCCAGAAACAGACAACCTCCTAAAATGAAAAGAGTTATCTGTAGTAAATGTTCTTCTATGGAAATGGTAAACGAATCTATATTGTGTGGAGAGTTTTATAGGTGTAGCAGGTGCGTGGGTAACTAATGGATAAAAAACTTTTTGACATTGGAGCAGAAAGAGCAGTGCTTTCTGGCTTGATGCAATACGGTGTGGATGCCTACATATCTGTTGCAGATTTATTGTGCCATAGTAGCTTCGGTAATGAAAATAACCAAATCATTTTTAAGTGCCTTGAGTATACTATACAGCAAGATCAAAAGCCAGACATAGCAACTATTATTTCTGCCTCTGAAAAGTTAGGCTTTACTGAACAAATCAGTACTAAGCAAGAACTAAACTATATTAAATCACTTCTGGACTTTCCAGTTAGTCAGGAAAATGTCCTTAGCTTTGCCGTTCAGGTTAAAAAGTTTGAATTTGCTCGCAAGATACAAAAGATAACAAACCAAGTACATCATGATGTGTCAAAAATAAATGGCAATGAAAGTATTGACGAGATTGTAAACATACTAGAAGAACCAGTAACTGATTTCTTAAGAGAAGATGACGGCGGCGAAAACCCAGAAAAAATTGGAGAAGGAGCAGAAGACTATGTTCGATTCTTGTCAGAAAATAAGTGTGATATCCTTGGTATACCGACAGGGTTCTCAAGGTACGACGAAGCCATTGGTGGCGGCTTGCGACGAAAATGTGTTGACCTTGTTTCTGCAAGACCCAAAGTTGGTAAGTCAGTATTCGCTGATAATGTTGCCCTTAATGTATCCTCAATAGGAATACCTGTTTTAGTTTTAGATACAGAGATGTCAAAAGAAGACCATCTACACAGACTGATAGCTAACATAAGTGGTGTGCCTATAAATGAAGTTGCAACAGGGAAATTTGTAGAAGACTCCCTGAAAAATGACAAAGTTCAAGAAGCTGTAGCCAAATTAGAATCAATACCTTATAGTTATATCAGTGTCGCTGGAAAACCTTTTGAACAAATTATGAATCTTATTCGTCGCTGGGTGGTTCAAGAAGTCAAGACAGACGAGGCGGGAAAAACTAATGAATGCTTAATTATCTACGATTACTTAAAACTCATGTCTTCTTCATCTATCACCAACAATATACAAGAATACCAAGCACTAGGATTCCAGATTACATCATTGCATAATTTATGTGTTAAACTAGACATACCTTGTCTATCTTTCGTGCAATTAAATCGTGACGGCATCACTAAAGAAAGCACAGACGCTGTTAGTGGTTCCGACCGGCTTGTATGGCTTTGTACTTCTTTTAGTATATTTAAGTCTAAGTCTGCTGAAGAAATAGCAGAAGATGGACCGAATGCTGGAAATAGAAAATTAGTACCTATTGTTTCTAGGCACGGCGCTGGCATTGACGATGGAGATTATATTAATATGCAAATGGTTGGATCTCATGCTAAATTATTAGAATTACAAACAAGAAACGAATTAAAAACCGCTCCAGTAGGAGATACAGGACTAGTAAGTACATCAGCCTTAAAAAATATTAAGATAGAAAATGAACCTGAAGACAATCAAGAAAAAACTTAACGATGACATAGAGACAGTTTTTAAGAAGTTAGACATTGAATATGAAGTATTCAACGACAACATCTACTCTACTTGTCCAGTTCACGAGGGAAGTGACAACCCAAGAGCCTTGTCTTACTCGATGTCTAAGGGTATCTGGCGTTGCTGGACAAGAAATTGCGAGCAACATCATAACAATGATATATTTGGATTGATACAAGGAGTCCTGTCTAACAAAGAAGGAAAAGATTTAGAATTTAAAGATGCATTGAGATGGGTATACCAAGAGTTTGGACTTGGAACAAGTATACAAGATGTGGAAGAGCAAAAAGACGAATTTTCACAGATGGTTAATCTGCTATCATCTAAAAAGAAGACTTGTCAAGATAAGCCTATAAAGATACCATGTGCAATAAATAAAGCTTCTGATTATTTTTATCACAGGGGATTTAAAAAGACCACATTAAAATATTTTAACGTTGGAGATTGTCACGAAAAAGGTATAATGAATGATAGAGCGGTAGTCCCCATACATAATGATGATGGAAGTTTAGTAGTAGGCATGATTGGAAGATCTATTAAAGAATATAGAATTCCAAAGTTCTTAATATATCCAACTGGATTTGATAAAAGATGGTATCTATATAATTATCACAGAGCAGCAGAAAAGGCGAAAGAGACTAAATGTTTGTTTATATTAGAAGGGCAGGGTGACGTTTGGAGAATGAAAGAAGCTGGAGTAGATAATGCGGTTAGCGTATTCGGAAAAAGCATTACTACTGAGCAAGAACAAAAAATATCCAAACTGTGTGCTACTCATCTCATAATACTTACAGACAATGATCAAGCTGGAAGAGAAGCCAAGTTGCAGATACATAGACAGCTAGGCAGAATGTATAGATTGACATTTCCAAAAATAGCCAATAAAGACGTAGGAGACATGAAGGTCACGCAAATCAAAACAGAAATTTTAAACAGTCTTAAAGGAACATACTGATGAATACAAAAATAATAGGTATATCAGGAAGAAAACAATCAGGTAAGAATACTCTTGCTAATTATATTAATGGAGACATTTTGAAAACAAGAGGTATGGTTCAAGACTTTTCTATCAGTCAAAAGGGGGAGCTTGAAATACTTACCTGTACTGAGGACGGAAAGTCTAACTGGGGAATTTTTGACGTTACGAGAAAAGACGATAATTTTGTTTCGTATGCAGAACGAGAGCTGTGGCCCTTTGTAAAGCTTTACCATTTTGCAGATTACCTTAAAAAGATGTCTATAGACTTATTTGATCTTAGTCCAGAACAAGTTTATGGCACTGACGACGATAAGAATACTCCCACACCTTACGGAATGACTTCTAGAGAGTTTCTGCAACACTTAGGAACAGATGTAATGCGTTCAATTAAGGACACCATTTGGGTAGACTATACCATCAAGATAATCCAACAGGAAAAACCTCTTGTGTCCATTATACCAGATGTTAGATTTCCAAACGAAGTAGAAGCTATCAAGGAAGCCGGTGGCATTGTTGTGCGGTTAGATAGAAACGTGTATGACTCGCCGCATAAGTGTGAGTCATCTCTGGACCAAAATAATTTTGATTGGAATGACTTTGACGTTATATTAAAAAATAACGATATTAAAATAGAAGAATTTATTGCAGGGCTAGAAGAAATACAACCTTTATGGAGAAACTTATGATAATAACTTATATTCGATCTTCAAGCTACAACAATTATGGATACTGCCAGATGCAATATTTCATTACATATGTCCTTGGACATCAATCAGACAGCGGTAAAAAGGCTGATATGGGAACTATGGTTCACAAAGTGATGGAAGTTTTGGCTGGTCTTAAAAAGTATGAGCAAGACAAGCCTAAAGTAAAGTTCCTGAAAGTCGATGACGATGCTATTGGTAAGTTTAAATGCAAGAAAGAAGAACTATATACCGATGAACTAGTAAATCAATTAATTGATCTTAGTATAGACGCTTATGAAAAAAACTCTCCCCATAGTTTTAGCAAAAAAGATAGGGGAGAAATAGCTACAACAGCATGGTGCTTTTTGAAACATAGCGACAGACAGTTTGACCCAAGGCTCAGAAACATACACTTCCCAGAACCACACTTTGACATACCAATTGAAGAGGATTGGGCTAAGTTTGAGTATGAGATAGACGGAAAGATGGTACAAGGACAATTAGCGATCAAGGGAACAATTGACCTTGTAACTAAAATTGACGATGAGACAATCGAGGTAGTAGATTGGAAAACTGGCAGAAGAATGGATTGGACTACTGGAGAAGTTAAAGACTATAAGAAGTTGGAGAACGACCCACAACTCCTGCTTTATTATTACGCTATATCAAAACTATATCCAGAGTTTCCTAACAGAATTATGAGTATATTTTTCTATAAAGATAAAGATGGCAATCCTGATCCATCACCCTTCAGTTTGTGCTTTTCCCCAGAAGACGAGGGTAGGTTTCTTGATATGTTAAAAAGCAGATTTCAAGAAATACAGCAAAATATATCCCCAAAACCCATTTCTAAGGACAGAAGCCACTGGAAATGCACTAGATTGTGCCATTTCTGTAAAAACGATTGGCCCGATAGTGGAGAAAATATGTGTATATTTATAGAGAATCACTTAAAAGAACACGGAATGGAAAAAACTATTGCAGAGTGTAGTAGGGACGGATTTGACATAGGATATTACGAAGCACCGGGATAAAATGTCTAAATTATTAACTATAGGAATGGCGACCTACGACGATTATAATGGAGTTTATTTCTCCTTACAATCGCTTAGAATGCATCATGATATTTGTAAGTCTGAAGATGTGGAAATTATTTTAATAGATAATAATCCTGATTCTCCACACGGCAGAGCAAACGAAAGTCTGATGAAATGGATAAAGAATGGTAAATATGTGCCGTATACTTTAAAGCGTAGTACGTCAATTAGAAATGAAATATTTAGGAGAGCAGAAGGTAAATATTGTATATCAATGGACTGCCATGTGTTATTCTATAATAATGCCATTAATAGACTATTAGATTATTATAAAGCAAATCCAGACTGTAAAAACATAGTACAAGGACCATTAATTTATGACCATTTATTAGAATCCGCTGCATCAACACATTTTAAGCCCGGATGGGGTTCTGGAATGTATGGTAAATGGGAAACTGATCATCAAGCACTAAAAACTGGAGAACCCTTTGAGATACCAATGCAAGGTCTTGGGGTTTTTTCCTGCGAAACAAAACACTGGGTAGGATTTAATAAAAAGTTCAGAGGATTTGGAGGGGAAGAAGGATACATACATGAAAAGTTTAGACAGTTTGGAGGCAAAGCAATATGCCTTCCAGACTTCAAGTGGGTTCATAGATTCGATAGACCCGATGGAGTAAAGTACCCTCTTATATTAGAAGATAGAGTTTGGAATTATTTTGTAGGATGGCTTGAACTTACACAAGATCCAAAACATGATATGATATCTCAAATTTATGAACACTTTAAAACAAGAATACCAGTAAAGAGTTTAGATATATTATTACAAAAGGCAATTAAAGAAACTTTATAAGGAGCATCAAAATGCCAACACCATTATCCCAAGTAGATGAAGAGTTTATCCGCACTATGTACGGGTGGGAAGAAGAACTCACAGAAGAAAACTTTTACGTTCCAGCTGAAGCTGAATATGAGGACTTTGGAGAAGAAACAGAGGAAGTAGAAGTTGCCTCCCTTTGGGAAAATATCAGAAAGAAAAAAGAAAGAGAAGGCAAAGACTATAAACCTGCTAAAAAGGGCGATAAAGACAGACCAGATCCAGAGGCTTGGAAGAAGGCTCAGTCTAAGAAACCGTGCGCTTGCGGTGACACTAAGGAAGAAGCAGAAAGTTGTGGATGCAAAGGCAAGGGAGCAGAATACCAAGGTAGAAAAGTTCAACTTGGTAAACCATTCAGAACTTCCAAGGGTCCAAAGAAATTTAGTGTTTATGTTAAGAATCCAAAAGGCAATGTTGTAAAAGTTAATTTTGGAGATCCAAACATGAAAATCAAGAAAAATAATCCGGCTAGACGCAAAAGCTTTAGAGCAAGGCATAATTGCGACAACCCCGGCCCTAAACATAAAGCAAGATATTGGTCTTGCAGAAAATGGTAGTGCTATAATAAAGGAGAAATGCTATGTTTAAATACCTAGTGATGGCGGCTTTGATGTGTGTGGCTACAATTGGCATCGCAGAAGATAATATCAGCGAGTATCTACAAAATATCAGCGTAACTATCAAAACTGAAAAAGGATCTGGAAGTGGAGTAATTTTCACTAGGGAAATAGAATCGAAAGATGGACTAAAAAAAGTTAACTTTGTATGGACAGCTGCTCACGTTTTAGAAGGAATTAGAAGTGTGCGTAGTATTCTAGACATGGACGGAAAAACTTTAAAGAAACCAATGTTTAAAGACGTACAAATTGTCAAAAAACTAATAACCGATGGTATTACCGTTGGGGAATTACGAATGGACGCTGTTGTTATCAAGTATAGCGATGCCACTAACGGCGAAGATCTAGCCTTGCTAATGATTAAAAAGCATGACTTTGTAGACGTATCAGCAAAGTTCAACAAGGATGACGCTGGCAAAGGATTACCTCTGGGAACTAAGCTTTATCATGTTGGCTCATTGCTTGGAGAAAGTGGTGCAAATAGCATGACTACGGGTATAATGAGTCAGGTAGGTAGAATGCTTGCCCTTAACAGTAGTACCAAAGTTTTGTTTGACCAAACAACCGTAACAGCCTTCCCCGGATCTTCTGGTGGTGGAGTATTTTTGACGGATGGTCAATATATTGGTATGCTTGTTAGAGGTGCTGGAGAAACATTTAATTTAATTGTTCCAGTGCGAAGGATGGCTAAGTGGGCAGAGTTTGAAGATATTGAATGGGCAATGAACCCAGAAGAAGAATCACCCACACTTGAGGAAATAATGAAATTACCCAAAGAAAAAGTTGGTTCATTAAGCACATTTCTGAGTTTTTAGCATGTTAACCAAAAAATGGAACGATCATTTAGAAGAAAATAATATGACCTATTTGCAACATTGGAAGTTTGCAGTAGGTCATGGACTGTGCTGTATAAAAGCTGGCATATATTTATGTATACATGGATTTATGCCTTGTTTTAGACGAAGAGCTGGAAGTAGATTAGTAAGAAGATTAAACAAAGACTTCGCAGATCACAAGTATGATATCATAACAGAAAAAGCCAATAAGAGGTCAAACGATGAGCCTAATAAGTAAAGTAGCTTCTATTATAAGTACGTCAAGTAACATTGACGACGTAGTATATTTAAAAGACAGAATTCAATATGACGATGATCTAAGAACCTTAGACATTGATCTAAAGAGTATCATACCAGCCCCACCCAAAAACAGCAGCAGCACAACAACTAGAGAATTAGTACAAACCTCAAAAGCAACTTTATCTCGTACAAATGCTGAACATGATCTAGTTTCTATAGTTGACCACGAACCTTTGTTTCTATTTTACGAATTTTGTAAAAAGAAAAATATAGTTTTTCCCACGATGAAATTTTTTGAAGCTTTTAACATTATTGAACAATATTCTTTTGCTCTAAAGTATTTATACAATAGACCCAGACCAGAGCAACTAGCCCCTTATCACAATTTAGATATTAATGTAATATTTACAGAAACTCACCATACACCCTCGTACCCTAGCGGTCACACTATTTACTCAGAACTTGCTGCACATATAGTTTCTGAAGAATACCCTGAATACAAAAAAGATTTTTTTACTATATCAAACTATTGCGGATTAGCGAGAATACTACAAGGAGTACATTATGCTTCAGACAATGAAGCTAGCAAAATTGCACTAAGTAAGTTATATCCATTATTAAAGGAGCTTGAAAATGAGAAATCAAAAAGAACCATCACGGATTCCAATGCATGACGATGAGCATTCCAAGGAGCCAGTTAAACGGCCTCTTACACCCTTGAGCGCAGACGAAAAGGAACAAGATCAGGATGAAGATTAAAGTATTTGCTTTTCAGAAAGATGAAAACGATATACTTAGGGATTGGATAGAATATCATAGCTATCTTTTTGGAAAAGAAAACATATATATAATTGACCATGATTCTAAAGACAGTAAGTCTACCATCAAAGACAGTGGAGTTAACATGATTAACTTCTCTGGACCTTTTGCTCACAACAAAGGTCTTCAGTTGACTAAAGCTATGAATGATAATAAAAATTCATGTGACTTTGTAATACCTTTAGATATAGATGAATTTATTATGACGCAAGGTGGAAGCGTAGAAAAAGAAGATGTGTTAGAATGTTTTAAAGACTTAAAGGGATGTGGTGCTTATAAAATAGTTTCATACTCAGTTCCGGGGCATGAGAAAGATCCACTAACTGAATTTACATCCGTAAGGGACGATCCTGATCATGGAAGGTTTCGCAGATGGAAATCATTTTGGAAATCAAAAGACTTTGTGAGGACAGATCAAGGAAATCATGGCTGGGAAGAAGGTCCATATGATAAAACAAAATTAGGAATGTTACACTTTCACGACAGAGGCTTTGAGCATTACAAAAGAAAATTTTTAAGGTGGCCTGAAGCTTATGGAAAAGTGGGTGATCAAGTACAAGGTGGCGCTCATTGGTACGCACAGTGGGAAGTCATTAAAGATATGAGCAATAAAGAAATGTTTGAGCATTGGAAAAAAACTATTATTACTCCAAAAAACAATGTAAGTAAATATGAATCATTTATGTCTAAAATAAAAGAACTTAGAAAATTAAG